TTTGTTCTTGTTCACCCTTAGATACAGATTCAAGACTCCAATTCCAATTACGTAGAATCTTAGAAGTAAGTTTCTTAGGATCAATGAAGTCCATTTGAATAAGAAGTTGAAATAAGTCCATACCCTGCGTTTTTTCAACATCATTTTGTCCAGCGATTGAAGGAACAACAAGTGCTTTATAATCGAATTCGCCCCTTAAATCATCCTGTTCTACTAATGGAAAAAACTCCTTACCATCATCGCCAATTATTCTAATAGTCATTGCTTCTGTGAAAAATTGTCTATATTGCGACAACCAATGTCTTAAAACAACACTTAATCCATCTCCTAAATGATTGATAAATAGTCTAACACGTTCTAATGTTGATTCACGTAGATGCCTAATTTCTGTAGCACTTCCAGCTCCACCACCAACACCCATAGAAAAATCATCAACACCAGAGGCGTATCTCATGTCATTCTTTAATAACTCCTCTTCTTTATAGGCGCTTTGTTTTGTATCGCCAAACTTTACATCAGTTACGCCATTAGGATCAACTGAATAAATAATACCAAATGGTCTAGTCACCAAGTCTTCTTTTTTAATATTGGCTAATGGATTTACTATCCACATTTTATGAATACTCATTGTAGTAGAATCGAGACGTTGATTCTTCATCATATTTAACATAATCTGTGGATTCTCTAATACCATAGGAATACCATACCCTTCAAACTCATTCGGCATTCTCATGTAAGGTATTTCAATAAATGGGCTTTCTTTTGTATCATAAGGTATTGGCATTGACGATCCCTTTAATATTGGTACCTCATTAACAACAACAGCATACTCATCATCATGCGGTCTCCACCATTCAAATACTTCGTGCATCATTAAATCTGGATCTTCTGTTAACTTATTTATATCTTCTGAAAATCCCGATGTCGCTTGTCTGTAGTCATCTCCCTTATTTATACCAGTATGGGTACTCTTAACTTCATTTCTTATTGACGCATGATCAACTAAATCAGCACCTCCAGCTTTTAATGCCATTTCTAATTTCTTTTTATCATGATAAGGATATTTTCTTTTAATAGTTTCTCCAGCTAGTACTAATCTCTTAAACCAAAATTGTTTATTTTCTCTTGAAACGTTGTGCCAATCATACCAAAGAGCATAATTGTCTACCCACTCAACGAATGGAGCATCATAAAATGTTTGACTCTTCTTTACCCATGTTAATTTCTTATCTAACAAATCCTTACTATCAAGAAATTTTCTTTCTCTTACGTCTTTCTTCCAATAAGTCTGTAAATATCCTGTTCCATAAATAAGAGACGATCTAACGGTATCCTCTAAGGTTCTATCTGCACGAGCTATTTCCCATGTATAATCAGCAAGTTGTTGAAGTTTAGGAGCTCTAACCTGGTCATCTTCTGTACGACCTTGGACCATGAACTCAGGACGTGCATCAAGAATGCGAGGCATTAAAGTCTCTACAACGGCCTGTATATAAGGAATACACACATTAGCCTGCCATTTCTCTATTTCTCTAGCTCTATCACCATTATAGGCAATATAAAGCTTATACGATCTATCTAGTCTAGGCTTTATACAAGATAAAAAGTATTTCTTGGCATCGTCCCTTTGCAAGACAAACTTTTTCATCATCGCTTCTTCTTTCTTGCTATAATCCGATGCGTCGTATACTTTTGTTGTACTCATATTTTTTTAATTATTTTAAAGTTATTTATTTTTTTATACTAATATCCGTAATCTATATGGCTATAGCTACTAGTGTTTAGTTGTGTTAATGGTCCGTCGTGGATAATTTTAAATCCTTGGAATCCTATTGCAGCAGCGAAAATACAGTCATCATGAAACCCTGGTTGTGATATCATGTTGTTGGCATTATCATAAACGAACACCATCATCTCGTCTAATAATTTTTTACTATGAATTATTATTTCCTTATCCCTCATTGCCTGTGCAAAGTCATCTATTAATAATGGGCGAGTAACCTTAGTAGTTTTCCATCCCAGTTTATCGGAATATGAAGTACCAATAGTTTCAATTTTCGTAGGTCTAAAATATAACGATGGATAAATTTTTTGCTTTAATATTGTTAGTGTTGTTAATCCATGATTATTGATCTCAACGACTATTAGTGCATTGTTATACTTTCTTCCCATTTTATCTAGTTCTTCACCTAATAAGTCTGGAGCAATTAATCTTCTATACATAGCAACCTCTTCTCCTGTTTTTCTATCCCATATAACGGCTACTGAATAATCTCCACCTTCGACACCTTCAGAGGTATCAACACCCATTACATATATTCCATTTTCTTCTGGCTCCTTATATATTGTCCACCAATTGTCTTCGTAAACAGTAAATACATCACCAGATAAATCTTCGTTCTCTCTCTTATCTCCCGGAACTAACATATTTTTTCTTTGATCCCTTACAACCTTCTGATCAAATACAGGTCTACCAGTTGAAAGAAACTCTAACTCGTATTCCTGTGCGAACTTTATAGGATTGTTCATTCTCTTTCTTATGATACCAACCTCTTCCTCTGTATAGTTCCACCACCATCCGTATTTATTCTTTGCGTATCCATTATCGTCAGAAACCCACATTCTATGATATAAGTTACCAACCATGTTTGGAGTACTTTCTATTGTTATACTTCCATCAATAGGTACGGATGCTTCAAGTGCATACATTTTTTCTTCAGCTTTATCCCAAAAAGCTAACTCTGTAACCAATAAATTATTCAATGTATATCCACGCCCCACCTTATCTGTTGATGGCAATACAATAATCTTAGAATTCATTATAGGAAAACTAACTTCATACTTAGAATTATACTTCGTAGTTGGTCGCATTTCAGGCGGTGTAGAGTTAATAAATGTCTTAACCTTATCAAGAAGCTCTGCTGTCAAGTCACTATTATATCCGATTAACGCAGTGTTTACACCAGGAGTTGTAATGGTCTTATGGTAATAGTAACCAGTTACAGCCGTCGAAAAACCAATTTGTCGCGCCTTCAAAATCATTGTACGATTAGAAGTATTCATTGTGTTAAATAAATCTTTTTGCGCTTCCTTTAGTTTGAATGGTATGAGTCCAGGTGTTTTTCCTTTTATCTTTGTAAAATTCTCAAGATAAAGTTTTGTATCCTGTATTCTTTCAAGTGCATAATCGTTATTCATATTAATTTAGTTACTAGTTATTCGTACAATGATTTCCCTAACTCGCTTTCTTCTTTTTGTTTCTTCAATTCTTCTTCAGGAACCTCTGGTCTTTTTACGTCATATTGTGTAACTCCTTCTATTTGCTTTGTACCTTCTTCTCTTTCTTTATCTATGACATCAACTAATAATTCTTCCCAATTCTTTCCACTACTTTCTGTTACATCATATTTATCAAGACCTAGTGATTTAATCATTGTATTTGCTGCACCAAGACTAATTTTCTCAGAATCACTATCACATAAGCCCTTAAACTTTTCTACTAAATAATTAAGATCCAGTCCGTTTTTTTCTAGTGCGTCATGGAATCCCTTTCTAATTGATAGCTTGTCTAACGTTCTAAGTACTTCGGCTTTTGTATGGAACTTAGCAATCTTTTTTAATTCATCTAAGTCATCGGTATGCTGTAACGCTTCAAGTAATACATTTTGCTGGAACTCATTATTCCTGTAATACTTACCCTTACTTTTTACAAACATAACGGGTTTCATTTTGGATTCTTTATTCATATTATTTATTACGATTAATTAAAGCTATATATCTACTAGGTTCGTTATCAACAAGAGTATACTTTTCCCCATGTTCCTCATTATAAGACATAATATAATTTATAACATAGTCCAAAAAAACTGTATAGTTCATATTTCGTTTTTCTCCTACTTTTAATAATTCCATTCTTTCTGACATTTTATAAACCAAAACTAAATGTTCAAAATTTATATACTCATATGGATATTTAAACTCTTCAGTAAATGGATTTCCAATGTTAAAATCAGAAAAAAAATTGTCAATGTATCCAATAACTATATTATACAACTTATTATCTGATATAAGTTTACTATCAAAGCCAACATAGTTTCTCATAAAAATACCAAACGCCCTATCTATATAATG